CACGACTTCAACTTCCGCAACCTGAAAGGCTGCACGAGCGATGGGCGAGCGGCTCGCATTGCCCAGTTCGTGGCAGATTGCCCGGAAGATTCGGTCGTCATCGGGTTCGACAAAGGTGCTAATGACCGCACCTGGACGTGGGCCAAGTGGTGCGAGTTCGAAAGGATGGTCTCCGAGTTAGCCCGGGAGCTAACGGACTACTGGTGTGGCGCCGACGTGGGCGCCACCGATGCACAAGGCAACCCCAAGCCGTCCTTGCCAGGCAGCGCCGACTCCGCGTCGAGGGCGCGCTGGGACAGCACGTACGTCACCGTGACCGCCGCTTTGCTCTATTTTTACCTGCCGTCGGGTGTTGGATCCACTGGGTTCAGCAACCGTCAGTGCAGCGTAGCGGGCATCGCGGCTGCCATCTTGAAGGCCTACGGCGAGGAAGCCTACAAGGGGTTCATTGATTACCTGGCGGGCAAGTACGCAACGCCCATGCCAGACAAGTTCCAGAGTCCGAAATTCTTCACGTTTGTCTCCGAAGGAATCGTCGCCCTGCGCAGCTCATGCCCTGGTTTTGGGGCTCTTACCGAGGGTGACGACAACGCCATCAAGATCAAGTTGCGGACAGAGACCGAGACCGTCCGGAACGCTGATGGCAGCACCGAGCAGGTGCAAGTGCGAGAAAGCAACAGCGAGGCCGTCACGTATTTCACGACAGCCGCCGCTGACACTACCAATGAATGCTGGGAGCCCGCCTACGTGTCGGCGGGGCATTTGAATGTGCACGGAGGGTCCAAATCGTGTGTCGAGATGTGCTCATCGATCGTCTGCGTCTTCGCTCGCGGGCGTGACATCGAGTACGCCTGCGTTCCCAAACCGCAGAAGAGACTCGACAAACTCGCGTGGACCCTTTCGTCCCACTTTCGCATCATCAGCACGAAGACCGGCAAGGTAGGCATCGCCGACATGACATTTCATCGAATGTCGGCCACACGATGCCTGTCGATGTGTGTGGACCTCGAGCAGTGCCTGTTCGTGCGCTGGGTTTTGCTACAGACCGCAGCGTACCATTTACGCAAGCTCCGCGCTCTCGAGGAGGGTGATCGCTCCGGTCTCTCGGCCGATGCTGATCGCCCTCTGTATGCGGACCGGAGTATGGAGGCAAGGAAGCTCGAGGACGCCACCGGGTACATAGGTGATTCATTGGCCTTGGCGTTTGCGAGGACGAAGATGAAGTTCTCGCGCGTCAACATTTACGCGGAACCACTCAGCCACGCCAACACTGATGCGTGGATGCTCTGCGATCCCCGTCTCTACGGTCTGGCACAAGCCCTCGAGAAGGAACTACGCCATCTCGACAGTGTGGCATCACAGATCGAGATCACGGACGACAATATTTTCGACCCCACTTCGTACCTCTCACTCTTCCCTCTGAACGTCCTCGCCGGGACATTTGCCCTTGCCGCGACGCGGTTGCGCAAGGTGATCGAAATTGGCGAGAAAGAAAAGAGGGGTGCAGAGGAGCTGCGACGGGCTATCATCGATTCAGTCAAAGCCCGTACCAGCGACCCGCCCACTAGCAAGTCGGGCAGGAAACGAGTGAAGCCAGCCTGTGCGGGATCCGACGCCGATACAGACAGCGTGGACCCGCAGCCGGTACCGTACGGTCCTTGCGCAGCAGCCGCATCCTCAGGTGCGCCCCAGCAGCCTCTCGCTGTTTTGGGGAAAGCTTTGCGTCATAGCCAGGGACAGCCGCGGAAGTCAGGGAAGAACAACAAAATCCCACCCGTGGCAACTCCCGTGCCTGTAGCCGGCCCCGCGTGCGCGGCCGCAGCCCAGGACGAGGGGTGGACGGAAGTCCGGCGCAATCGTGGTAAGACCCAGAGCCAAGCCAGCACCACGACC